GCTCGGACTGGTCCAGGTACACGAAGTTGGACCAGGCGATGTACTGGAGCGAAGAGTAAGAGGTGGTTGTGTTGGAGGTGCCGGTGAAGAAGGAGATGGTGGTACCAGCCAGAACTGGACCAGTCACCTGGGATGGGTAGGTCACAGTCACGTTGCTGTTTGCAACGTTGGAGGTGCTTGACACGTACACTGGTCCAGCCCATGGCAGACCAGCCACGTACTGACCAACTGCCAAAGAGCCAGCGCCGCTGTAGCTGGAAATCTGGGTGAGAGTCAGGCTCTTTGTGGTAGAGGCGGTGGTGCCAGCGGCAATTGCCAGAGGAACCTGGGCGGAAACCAGTGGGGCGTAGGCGCTCAGAGCACCGCCAACAGACGTGCTGAAAATGGCAGTGGCATTGATAACACCCGTGTTGGAACCGGCAATGATAACGTTTGCCACGTTGGAAGTACCGGCGGTGACGTTAGAGTAGAAACCCTGTATGACCGCCACATTAGCCTGGAGGTTAGAGGTGGCTGAGGTCAAAAGCATACCTGGGAACAGAGGACCGATGGTCTGAGTCACGACCAGGTTAGCAGTATTGGAGTAGGCGAAAGTTCCCTGGGTCACGCTGAAAGTATTAAGGGTTGCATTGGGAGCAGCCAGGACTGGGTAGGTGGTGGGACCGATGGTGATGTTCTGGCTCAGGTAGGGAGACCAGGTGATGCGCAGCTCCACATCGTGGAACTGCAGACCGATCAGGGGCAGAGCCACCGACCACTCCTTGCAGAAGAAGAACTTGAGGGGGAAGAAGGAGGTCTTCTGGTTGTTGAAGGTGTTGCTGTTCAGGTTCAGGTACCGCTGAGAATAGTTCTGAGCACCGACGATTGGCTCAATGTCAGTCATGTACTCAAAGTCGTGAGTGTCCACAATCTGACCGCCGATGTAGAGCTCCACCTTGTCAATCACCTTGGACCAATCCAGACCCACGATACCTGCACCGTTGTTATCACGGGCAGTCAGGAACACATAGGACAGAAGGTCACCCTTCTTCTCGAAGCGGATGGTAGAAATACCGTTCGCGATAGGGGCGCCCTGGATCACCTGACGCTCCACAGAGTTGGCATAATGAGTGTAACGCTTGTAGTTCGACCGGTAGAAAGAAACCTCGGGCTTGCCTGTCAGCCAAGCGTCCTGAGGTCCAACGGCTACGAGTTGAACGACACCTCCAGACATTTACTTTGTGTCTATATTTTTTTAGCGACGTTCCGGGGGCGGAACCGGAACTAATTCACCGAAACAGTGTTGAAAGGTTTGGTATCCATGGCTCGCTCCGCCTGCTTGGGAGCTGCCAGGGAATATGCAAGTGGATTCTTTTCCAATTGTTGAATTGCAATATCAAGGAAATTACACTGTGCACGTGGGTTGGGATTTGCCTTGAATTCGTTCAGTGGATCGTCAAAGGTGGGTGCCAAGTAGCTTCTGCCCTGGTTCGCGCCCGTGAGACCCATGGGTGGTACTGGGAGAATCTCAGCCTCTGGGCGGAGCTGGGTGGCAGCTCCCACCTGGTTCACTGGATCGTTGCGAACGTTCATACGAGCGCCATTGGCTGCACGATCAGGCTTGGAGCGATCGCCACTCGAACGTGTGAGTGCCGTATCCGTGTAGCACGTCTTGCCCTCGGCATATGGCTGTTGAACAAAGAAAGATGGTGGACCTTCGGAGAGAGTGTCCTCGCGAAGACCAGACTCCTGGCGACGGGTCGTCTTACGGGTCTTGATGTAATCTGGGCGACCCTCTGGGGCGACAAATGCACTTTGTGGTCCGCCGCCACCAAAGGCACCTGGTGGGCGGTACGCCGTCTTGGTCTGTGCAGCCTGGTGCGTGATGTCTCCGATGTAAGCAGCACCTCCGTTCTTGACGACGGGGTTTGGAGGTCCTGGGCGTCCCTCGATTGTTGTGAGCTTTTCCTCATTAATGTTAGTAGGAAGAGCACGGAAGTAGTCGTGGAAACCACCCGCAGCCTTCACGTTCGCTCCGACGCCCAGACCTGGACCCACGGTGTTAGGAGCCTCTAGAGGGCTCACGTTGTTCATCTTATTCGTGACATATTGACGGTTGTACAAATCATAGACGGGCTGTCCAAATGGAAAACGAGAATTTGTCTGAGTAATGTCCTGGAGGTTTAGAACAGCCTCCTTGGGCTGGAGACGGTAATCGCCGATACGACGACCAACATCTGGGTTTGTGTTAAAAAGGTCAGTATAATCCTTTCCATGATCACGTGCATTTGACATCAAATCAATGTCACGACGAGTGAGGGGTTTCGTGGTTGCTGGGAGTGGTTTGCGACTTTTCTGGGGGCTTTCGCTGCGCCCATCAGCAAGTCGCTTTCCGGCAAACACAAGACCAACTACGGCTGCGATAGCCAAAGGGTCCATTATTACTATTAGGATATCTTTTTTACCGATTGAAAGTCTTTGGCTTTTTGCAATAGTAGCGCTGATCAAAACGCTCGTTCTGGATGTCACCAAACGTGTTAATTGGGTTCCACCAGAGCACACGCAGTGGGAGATTGACGTAGGTGTTGGGGAAGTCGTACGCCTTCTCTGACCAGCCCTTCTTCCATGCGCTGGTGGTTTGCTCACGGAGGGTGCTCTCCACATCCGTCTTGTCTGCCAGGACCACCTGAGCGGGTCCGTACCACACGCCCTTCTCCAAAGTCAATGGGCTCGTATCGAGCGTTGGCATTATTACTTTAGACACATATTTAATTTTACTTGCTTCCGGCTCCATATCCACCTCCGTTTCCTGCGCGCATCTGGACACGCTCTGGGAAGGCGGAGTAGAATCGGTCTGGATCACAAGCGGCGCCTCCTTGGTCGTGACACTTGGGTGCGAATGGTTTGCCAAAGGCTCCGTAGGCGAAAGCAGCCATATCATTTGGAATCGTGCTGACTGGTGCTGTATAGAAATTGCGCTCGGCATCGCGCTGACGCTCAAAGGGATGGATCTGGCTCCACGTGTTCTGAACCTCCGTGCGCATGCTTGGGTACCACGCTGCTGCTGGTCGGTCTGGATTGTCCACGTAATCACTCAAAAGCACGTTACCCATAGGGTTATCGTATGTGGGAAGGGTCACGTTGTCGCGAAGAGGACCTGGAACGCGCCCGTCGGTCACAGACCCACGCATCTTTCCATCAGAAATCATGTTCATAGTAAACAGGTAGTACAGAACTGCGAGCGCGAGGATACCAAGGGCAAACACTCGGGGGTCGCGGTTAATAAGGTACACGAGGCAAGTAGCGTACAAGATAAAGCGAGTCGTCGATGCGACGCGTTCACGCGCCGACTGGGTGGCTGTTGGCCAAAACTCAAGGAGCTCGTCTGATTTGAAAATCTCCCTTGGATCCATTCTGGTATTTGTTGAGATTTTAGTCGAGAGCGTCCATCAGGTTCTTCTTTGGCGAACGACGGGGTGGTGCTCCTGGAAGTCCTGGAAGTCCGCCGCCTGCGAGCAGCTTGCTCATCATGCTCTGAGCCGCAGCCATGATGTTCGCCTCGTTGAGTTCCCCGCCGGACTCCTGGAGTCCCTTGGCACAGTTCTCAGCCTCAGACTCTATAACACTCATAAACTGAGGTGGAATCATCTGGAGAGTCACGCCAAAACCGTATAGAGAGCTAATGTACTGCCAGATTGCCTGACGGGTCACATCTGACACGTCATCCTTCTTCCAGAGCTCATGGAGGTTGAGCATTTCAGCAAACTCATTATCCTCGCAAAAAAACTTGGAATCCTTCTCCATAATCTCCTGAGCCCATGGGGACAGCTTATTCATAATTTTCTTGTATGTTCGCTCATCCTTGTGCTTCTTGAGCATCTTTGCAATTGCGGGCTCCTCGGGGAAGGTCTGAGCAAGCTCACCGAGAAACTGGGTGTACATTTCGTTAAATGCACTGGATGAAGCCATTAGTATTTAAAAAGACCAATCTTTTTAACTATATGGAATTCATATACACTGATAATATTGACGTGAATATTACTGAATTGAAAATTCTATTACTCGAAATAGAGAAGGAATTAATAAAAAAATTTGAAAATACAAAAGAACCTCATAAATGCGGAAAAGGATCGAAAATATCTAATTATTTTAGTCTATACAATTTAGCCGATAGAAAAGAGCCTATACTTCAAGAATTATTTCACACTATCAAGGAAAAAATACATAGAAAATGGGATGTAACAAGAAAACATAGTTTTCACGCATGGCTTAATGTACATCGCAATGGTGAAAATCTTTACTGGCATGCACATAATATAAAAAGTTTCACTGGGACAACTCTTCATGGATATATTTGTATTGAAGGAGAGCCGTCTAAAACTACTTATATATTTGTTGGACAAGATGATTTCGTTGAAGTAAATAATAAAAATAGCACATTTGTATGTTCTATTAATAACAAGTTTTTACACAAGGTGTCAAAATGGGAACAAAATTATGAACGCATAACTATTGGGTTTAATATGGATCTTTCGAAACCGCTCCATGAGATCCTTGTCCCTGGCTCACAATAAAGTAAACCAATAGACCGACCAAAAAAGCTGGCTTGAAATAATCTGAATTCTTAATTTTCTCATCTCCATTCATCTTTCCACGAATGAAAATGTAGCCCATTGTGACTGCTGCTGCGATGATGGCAGCACTTGAAGGCTCCTGGAAATACTGTTCCATGTTCTATAATCTAAAAACATTTTTAAGTTTGGATTTTCTTCACATCATCGGGTGCATCATCGAAGAGGTTCTGCTCTGACGTGGGAGCTGGTGTACCCCCGGGAACGGATGGAGGGGTCAGTGTGTTTGTGGTTGTGACCGTTTGGCTCCCACCTGGGGTCTGCCCGAACTGCATGTTATTCGTAGGGAGACCCTCGACGGGATCATCGAACCCCTCCTGTCCTGGCTCATCTACGGGAGCAGCAGCTTCCTCTGTTTCTTCAACCTCATCCTCCTCGTCAAAATTCATACCCTCGTCGCCTGTTGGGAGACTCAGATAAGTGTCCAAAATCTCAGCCATGGGGACAAGCTGCTCGATAATTTCACATATATGAGTGACAAAACGCTTGTGAAGCTCCTTCTTCCTGTGCTCATCTGAGTGGTTCTTGTTTACGATGATATCTGGGTCCTCGTAGATGTCCTTCGCACACGCCTCGTAGACCCGCTGAACAAAGACGTCATTTGCTGGGAGCTTGATGGAGATTTTCTTCGACTTTTTATCGGTTCTGATAGCGCTTAGAATCTTGACGTGGATGACAAAGACGGCTGCGAGGAGCTTAGGGAACATCGGATTCTGCTTGATGATCGCCTCTGTATTCTTACTTGAAATTGAAGAATTCCAGGTCTTGACGTCACGGAGGAGCTGCTGGAACACCTGGACCGTGTTCTTACCCTTTGCCTCCTTCTGAGCCTCGAGCCAAATCTCCCAAAATGTCTCAATCATAGCAGGGGTCATTGAATCACACAGTTTCTTGGTGAATCGGCGCTCGGATTCGTTGATGAGTTCCATTAGTATCAGCACAGGACTTATTTTTTCCTCAATTTACTCGCCATCTTCTGCAAATTCACGAGGCTCGGGAGTTCCACCTCCTCCACCTCTTCAGGGAGCATCTGGTGTACAGGCGGTCTCTTCCACCACACCTTAATGTCCAGAGGTCCCATGAGATTGACTATGTACCCGAGACGTTCGAGTTGCCGACACATATACCGAACGGTTGTCGGGAGATCATATTTTGGAAAGCCGACCAAAAATACAGGTACGGTCAGAATACACTCCTTCTGTCCGAGCTGTACTGACACCTTAATTTTCCTACAAAATTGTTCGAGAAGAGCTTTATAAAACTCTTTTCGAGCATTTTTACGTGCGTGTTCCATTTTTGCAATGTCTTGGGCAGACACTGACATTCCTATCAAGTCCGAAGGACTTATTCAGAGACCAGTTGCGCAGCAACTGTGATTTAAGAACGCGTCCCCAGGGTCATGTTTGTCGTGACGGGCGTCTCTGGGCGAGTTGCCAGAACAGCCTTGAGCTGATTCGTGGAATTAGTCTGGATGTCCTCGTAAGGCTTATAAGTGTCAGGTTTGTACCCGGTGCTTGGGTCCTCCTTTGCCGTCTCAGTCATATTTGAGATACTGACTGAACCATCGCTCGCAATCTTGGCAATAACATCGTACTGGTTTCCAAGAAACTTGCGTGTGTTGTAGAACATAAATCGGGTGGCATACGACCCATCAGCCTGGGGTGTGATGAAGAGAGTCTCGAGAGGGTACTCATCAGGCTTGGTCTGTTGAACTTTTTCGAGAATTGCCTGAGTGACGTCAGCTGGGACGGGAGCGGTGGATCCGTCGTTCGCCGCTACTGGAGCGGTGTATCCAGACAGGTTGACTCGACTGTTCCACACGAGGAACGCCACGATAATCACGAGTACCAGGATAACCAGGTCCTTCATTATTAATACACTGCGAAAAACTTCTGTCCAAAAAAGATGGTCTAATTTAAATGGCCCTCTTGGTCTACTCTGACAAGTGTAAGTTTTCAGGTCAAATTATTGAATACATAAAGACCCAACCCACCCTGAATGAAATTATCAGGTACCACAACGTCTCGACACTTGGCGTCCCCTCCAAAAAGATTACTATGGTTCCTACCCTCGTGACCAACGAAGGCGTCATGAAGATCGGGGGAGACATCAAACCCTGGCTCGAGTCTATGATTCCATTCGAATTTGAAGCCTGGGGAGCTGATACTGGATGCTCAAACATAGACGGCACTGAAGTTCCGACCCTTTTCGAGTTTGATAATTTTGGAAAACAGCTCCAGCCAGAGATTACTCCCGAACTGGAAGCTAAAATTTCAACTGATATTACAGATGCAATGGCAAAACTTAGATCTTCGAATACTTAGAGGAAAAACGCACAGTTTAATTAATGCACCTAAAGACTATTCAAGCGTCAGCCCTCAAATCGGTCTTTGAGGTGCTGAAGGATATCATCAATGACGTGAATGTTTATTTTACCGAGAAGGGTGTTCACGTCTTGACTCTGGATACTGCTCGTGTCACCTTGGTTCACATGGTTCTCGGTGCTGAGAACTTTGAAGAGTACGAGTGTCCCCAAAATATCATTGCCGGTCTGAACATGGCAAATGTCTATAAACTCCTCAAGTCAATCACCAGTCAGGATACCCTGACCATGTCCATCACGGGTCGGGATTACATGGACATGATTATAGAAAATACTGTCAAGAAATCTTTTACTAATTTTAGACTAAAATTGCTTGACATCAACGAGGACATACTTGATCTCCCGGATATTGAGATGAACCTGGTGACGACCCTTCCCTCGATCGATTTCCAGAGATACACCCGTGATATGGGGAACCTCTCGAACGAGATTAGCATTTTCAGACAAGGAAACATTCTCGAGTTGAGTTGCTTGGGAGACTTTGCCAATCAAAAGACTGATATCGAGTGTCCAGAGGATGGACCAGAGGAAAAGGTTGGTGGAACCTTCAGTCTCAAGTACATCAACCTGTTTACCAAGGCGACAAATATGTGCTCAAGTATTCAGATTATGCAAGACTCGACCAACGAAAACATGCCAATTGTCTTCCGGTACACAATTGCAAATCTTGGCGACCTCAAGTTTTATTTGGCACCCAAAATTGATAATTAAGAAATATTTTTATATTAAATTAAATGGAAGCAAGGTACGAAGAAAGGATACGTAACTGTAAAACAGAAGGGGAGCTTACAGAATATCTCCTTGCGTGTATGCCCGTCATACGGGAATACACGGAAGCTAGCGCGACGACAGTCACAACCAAAACGGTCGCGAACCTACAGATTGCGTCTCGTAAAGGGGTTCAAAGAAACGACATTTATCGCAAATATCTCAAAGAAGTTGAGAATGAAGAAATTTACGAGAAGAAACCTGAAATAGATACTGACCCTTGTAAAAACTGCGGCAAGACGTTTACGAAAATACACGATGAGCAACAAAGTGACATGATATGCACAGAGTGTGGGTACACAGAGTACTTTTTGTCAGAGGAACTTGGATTCAAGGAGGAACAAGAGATTGAAAAGAACGTCGTATATTCCTACAAACGTGAGAACCATTTTAACGAATGGATTTCACAGTTTCAGGCGAAGGAGTCGACAAGCGTTCCAGAGGAGGTGATTGGACAACTCCGTACAGAGTTTCGCAAGATGAAGATTAAGAATCTAGACGAGATTACTCATGAGAAGGTTCGAGCCCTATTGAAAAAACTCGACAAGAACAAGTACTATGAACACGCGCCTTATATAGCGACAATACTTGGTGGGATTACTCCTCCAACCATGAACCAAGATCTCGAGGACAGGCTCCGCCTCATGTTTCACAAGATTCAAGCACCGTTCGAAAAGCACAAGCCTGCAGCACGTAAAAACTTTTTGAGCTACTCATACGTCTTGTACAAGATGTGCGAGCTCCTATCAGAAGATAGGTACCTCCCTTGTTTCCCGCTCCTCAAGTCCAAAGAGAAACTTTATATCCAGGACCAAATTTGGAAGAAAATATGTGAAGAGCTTGAATGGGAATTTATTCGCACCATATAGTATATGGAAAATAATAACAGTAAAAATGTTATAAATATGAAAAATACAAAGAACGGTACTGTCTTTACTTACAGGAATGGAACTCAGTGGCTTACTCGTTTCAACGGAACTACCGTACATTGGCCACTGCCCAAGTCCCCCCCAAAGTCCCCGAACAAGCCACCCAAATCCCCGAACAAGCCCAAGTCTCCGAACAAGCATATAAACTACGGAATTCGCGGACCTGGAACATGGCTGAAAAATAATCCTGGACGGACAAAGAATGTACTAAATCTTGCACGTAATAAGGTGGGTAGTGGATGGCTAAGTACTGAACTTGGATACGCAGCGACTAATAATAGATACAAAAACTATATTGTTGTGACACCAAACTCAAAGTTACTTGGATATGCACTTACAAGAAATAATAAACCAAACCTAGAACTTGTGTTTATAGGTATAAACAAAAACGCCAGAGGATTAAAAATTGGAAAGAATCTTATGAGTATTATTAAATCAAATGCAAAAGGAAAGTATAGTAAGATAGTTCTAAACTCAATTTCGAACAAGAATACTTTGGCTTTTTATAATAAGTCGGGATTTAAAACTCCGAATGCAGGTTCATTGAGAAGACAATTTAGTCTAAGAATTCCCCGAAAGAGACCCCGTGCTAACAATTAGTTCAATCTCGGGAACATCTGAGGTTCCAAGAGGAAAGTTGATGAGGTACCCCTTGGGTACATCCAAGAGTCTCATGTAATTTTGAATTTGAATTCTAAATTGATCGTTCAGTCGGGTAACCGACTTGAGTTCCACGACAGTGTCCCCATCCACGATGAGGTCTGCCCGTATATTACCTACGTTGTGACCTTGGTAATATATGGGTATTATACGCTCAGTCTCATACGAGACGTTCCTTTGACGCAGCTCCACTTCGAAGGCGTTATGATAAACGCGCTCAGAGTACCCTGGTCCAAGTGCCTTCCATATCTTTTTGGCAATATCCTCCATATTACTATATGATTGAAATTAGTTTTATCTAGTAAGTGAACGAGCAGCACTTCGCAATACAGGACCAATAAGTGGAATTCCTTGAGTTCCACTGAGAATAGCTCCTTCGCGAAGAGAATTTGCATGTACCGGTGAGTAAATCCCAATCAATTCTCGAAACTGTTTAAGCGTTTCTAGTTTTTTCATAAGCCCAATACTACTTTGACCGGGTAATTTTGAATATGAATTGAAAATATTTTTACCCTTTCTATTCAAATTTTGTTTTGGGGTTGTGTTTGGTGCTCTACTGAATTTCTTTATAGAATTTATTAGATTCCAGTACTTTTGTCTATTTGTTGGAGGTATTGATATTCTTATTATCTCCTTTGATTTATTAAGAGCATTAAGTAATTGTTTTTTAGTTTTTGGTATACGCCGTGGAGCAACCGTTGATCTGTTTGCCTGTCGAGCAGAGGGTTTGTTTGCCTGTCGAGAAGGAGATCGTCTTCCCAAGCTGAAATGAAAACTCACTAGACTTCTCCTCGGAGTCGGCATCTTATAATTCACATATAAAATTAATTGTTTCTGTTGTTACGGTTGGCAAGGAGAGGTCTCTGATTTCCCGCAAGTTGGGCAAGAGTTGGGTCACGTCCTTGCATAACAGCCATAACTATATTAGGAATCATAGCTTGTTGTTGTTCAATCATCATCTGAAAAAGGCGTTCTTGGTGTGCACGCTGTGCTGCACTTTCCCGTGCTTCATGTTGCATCCGGTTTCTGTTCATCCTCATATTTAGGTACTTGTAAACAAATATAGAAATACCGGTCAAAAGAATAGCAAGTTGAACCATAGGGTCCGCACGTATCTGGGCAAGTAGGACACCTGCTGCTGCCGTAGTTCCACCAAAATAGCTTGCTGTAAGAATTGCTCCTTGTTTAGCCGCAGATTTTTGAGCGTTTGTAAGCAAGGGTGCTGATGTATTTCTTCGTTCCTTGAGTGTTTCTAGTGTTTGGGTGGGAATGTACCCTTCAACAGTTGGAAGTAAGGAGGTTATCAACAAAATGTAAAAAATAACAATACCACGTCGCCCCTTGGAAACGAGGGTACTTAAATGTGTACTTCTCATTGTTGCACGTGCGGCGGCAGGGGTCATTTGACGAGCGTTATTTACATTCAAGTTGTTGTTTCGACGTCCACCATACACATTTGCTGACATTCTTGAAATAGGTTTATATTTTTTATCAACGACGACCAAAAACATTCGCATACTTGGCATGGACCCACTTGGCATCCTGCTTGTAAATGCGGGAGGCGCGGGGGAGACGACCCTTGGTCAGCGTGCTGATGGCGGTCAGACGCTTGATGACTGCATGGGGATCCTCTTTCCCCTTTTTGATAGCCATCATAAGAGCCTTGTGACGATTCGTCATCGCTTCTACTGGGTGGTAACCAAACTTTGTGAGCATTCCGTGCTTGAGAGGACCGATGACACTTTTGGACTTGCCTATGGTTCCAACATCATAGGCGGGTACTCCTTTGACGCGTACAGACTTTGCTTTGCGCTTGTAAGTATATCCCTTGCGGGTACGGGAACCTTTGACCGTGATGCGCTTCGAGGAAAGACGGCGAACGTGACTCGAACGCAGATCGGCGTGCATTAACATTTACTTAGAAAAATTCTGGGAGAGCCCAAACATAAACATCTTGAGTTTATTCTCGTTTGACGCACTAAAATCGTATATGTCATCGTCTGGGATGTCGATATCATGGGTAGGAACCTCGTAGACGTGCCTCAATTTCATACTAGAATATAAAATATTCAGGGCGTAGCTCTTGAGATCCTTCACATCGGAGAGGCGACCCCACGCGATCCGAAGCGCAAGGACGTCATTGAAACCGACGAAAGGTCCTGCGGGGATAGCCTCGGCAGTCGCACCATCCACATAGTTGTACCCATCCGCGAGCTTTACGGGGGCGAAAAGAAAGGGAACGGCAACGGTGGCTGTGACGGCATCGAGCACGCTCATATTTGGGACCGAGTCTACATTGAAATAGACCGTCTTCATAAAATCGACACAATAGGCGGGAAGATGGAGTTTAATAGGGTACCATTCATAGAGTTCCTTGAACGTAATGTCATTTTTGTCTGTAAATTTTTTACAAGTTTCAGAAAGAACTTTACGGACCTTTTTGGATGACACGAGACCATAGTTGTTCAAAAGGCTCTTTATATTTGGCTTCATAATAGAGTTGACGGGAATGGACAAAGAGTAATCAAGAGCGGCGGGAATATTGCCTTTCGTGAGTACATAAATAAAGGAGGCGAGACCACCGGCACTCGACCCAGAAATCTCTTCGAGTTCATTGAGTCTCCCTTCCTGTTTGAGTTTTGAGAGAACACCGAGGTACATAAAGTACCCCATGGCTCCTGGACCTACTACGAGGTGGCGGACCATCTAATAAGTCTTTTTAGTAATATTCAGGAAACTGTCCGCGGAGGAATGCGTAAAAGAGGGCAAACACGAGGGTGTGAACCCCCACTGCGGTAGGAGTGGACAGGGAAGGCAAATTGACGAGAACTCCGGGGGTCATAGCCACAAAAAGAACACCTGGAACGATAACGTCAGCAGTTGTCACATTCAACTTGAAACCGTACTTGATGATGAAAAAATTGATGATGCACAGAACGAGGGCATGTACGCACACCTGAACCAAGAGACCTGAACCAGATGGGATTGCCAAAAGGAGTCCAGGGCTCAAGATTGCAAACAAAAGTGCCGGAGTAAGCACTTTTGGGGCTGTAATATCAAACATCCTTTACAGGTATCCGATATTAATAATTGCCCAATGGTTGAAATTTTCAATAGTAACATGTTCATGAATCACGTCAATATTCCTGATCGCGTTCCAGATGTTCATTACGTCAAGACTCGGTTGAGTTGCATCATAAAAATCCTCTGGTTCCATGACAAACTCCACAAACTTGTGAAACCCGGTTTTCATGTAAATATAGTTTTCTTCTGAATATTGTCGAATTGTCATCCAAGCATCAATAAGTTGTTCAGAGTACCAATCTTGCCAGTCTTCTGGGTGAAGGGGTTCAGGCGTCTCATCATTTTCATCTGAATCATACGCCAATTCATAAGTGAAAGCATCACGTGAGTATTCGTCATTGATACCCATTTTGTACTTGTAGATTCTACGCTCTTGGGCTCTAAGCCTCAAGTCCGTAGGACTTGGTCTCCCCCCTCCCTGGTCAGAGTCGCTTCGCGACTCGTTCTAAGCCGCCTCCAGAAGCTTCTTGATTCCAGAGACGTTTACGCCTGGAATCTCCTTCACTTCAACTGCGTCCTGAATGGCGTTGAATGCACCCTCAACCTGAACCTCGTTTCCACCAAAGTAGGTTGTAAGACCTTTCTTGATGACGTCCTTTGTAATTGTACCCTTGACCTTTTTAACCTTGAGATTCACCCTGACCTTGTCCTGAACATTCACTGTATCAATTGCATTTTCTGCCATGTGTTTGGTCACAAACTGGCGAAGCTCCTTTTCACGTTGATTCAACGTTCCGAGATCTTTGCGAGCTGCGGCGAGCTGGGTCTTTATAGCGATCCACTCATTCGTAGCGTTTTTAAAGTCCATTAATAGAATTTCGTCTTAATTTTTTAAGTAGGAAACTTACTGGTAAGCGCGATCAATCTCGAAACGTGGGCGCATCACATCTGGAGGAATGGTGCTGAGGTTGAAGATGCTGACTGGGGTGCGGGGGTTGAGGGGCTCGCTGCGGAAATCGCGATTGGCGTTACGCAGGACACCGCCGATGGTCTCGGGGTAGCCAATCTGGCTGCGTGGGTCCAGGTAGTTCTGGTTACCCAGGATCTTGTCTGGGCTGAACTGACCAAAGTCCTCGGTTGCCACCACGTCGCGGGGGATCAGGCTGGCGGAGGACACGGAGCTACCGCCGGTCGCACCACCTGAATAGGGAGCGCCCATGGAGTCGTCAGGCTGGGTGACCGTAGCACCGCTCTGTGTAGTGATGGTATTGGTCGTGTTCATGCCAACTGGTCCAGCTGAGGATTTCACACCGTAACTTGCGCGGGTAGGGGCGAACAGAAGCAGGAGGATGACTGCCGCCAGAACCATAATTGCCAGTCCCTTGCGATTCATTATTATAAGTTGTTGATATTTTTTTGGCTGGAGTCCCAAGTTCCGAAGGAACTTGTCCTTTGAAGGTCCTGGGAGGAGGACAAGTCCTTCGGACTTGGGACTTTAGTCCAAGTAGTCAGCTGGATCATCCTCCTCCTCGGCGTCGTCGGTGAAAAGGTACTCCTTGGGGAAAGTCACCTTGGTCGCCGCCCCGCGGACACGCACCTGGACCACGCGCCAGATGGGACCGAAGGACTTTTTCAGAAACCACAGACCTGACAGCTCGAGAAGGACATCACACTTGGACCCTGTCGCAACCTCCTGGAGCTCGACTGGGTTCTTCTGAGTGTCGAAAGCTACTGTAACAATCTCCCCCTTGACGGTCGCAAGGGAGGCGCTGAGGACGCCGTCAGTCACGCTCTCCTGGAAGGCATTGGCGATCGTCTCGTCGCTGAGCTCCTTGCCGAACCACTCGACTCGCGACTCCTTCGCCTGAGCGAGCAGCTCCGTGTCAATAGTAGCAAACAAATTAGAGTCCCCCTCCACCTTGAAGTTGACCGACTTGGTGGCAAGCGAGTCCTGGAGAATCAGACCGTTCACCTGGTGGCGAGCACCGCTAATTTTCAGAAAATAACGACCGTCTGGCTGCTTCTGGGGCTTTCCGTACTCCATTGTATTATAAACAAAAATATTCTTTAATGTTAGATGAGCGCGGGTTGTAGTGCGGAATACGTCAATGCAGGTTGTCAGTGTTTGACTGACCCCCTGGATATCACATCTGCAATTTGTGGATACGTAAATAAACAGAACGGTCTGGTGTACCCATGTGATCTTGGATGTTGTATACCAGCCTGTACGAATGTTGGTCAATATCCAATTTTTAACCAAGATTTCCGACCATCGACGGGAGCTCAACTCCCTCCTGGCTTTAATACCGATTTGCCTCAAAGTGACCAAGAATCAAGCACACAGGGTGCAGCCCCGTTTTCGAACCCTCAACCCCCAGACAAGAAGGTTTGGCAAATCGTTTTCACAGGTTTCGTGTTTTTGGTCTTGATTCTACTCGCCATGATGGCACTTAAAGCCCAGTCTCGTGGCTAGAGTAGAAATGGCTACCACCACCGATGTTCCCGTGACCCTCGATGCCCTGATGAAGGAGCTTAAGGCTGTGCGCAAGGAGATTCGCAAGATTCGCCAGCACATTGAGGACCCCACCGGTGAGAAGCAGGAGGCTCGCACCAAGAATAACGGGTTCAACAAGCCCCAGAAGGTGACTGACGCCCTGCGCGGTTTCCTGTCTCTGGGTCCCGAGGAGATGATCTCCCGTTCCCAGGTGTCTAACCACATGAACAAGTACTTTGAGACCAACGGTCTGAAGGCGGGTCAGAAGATTACCCTGGATGACAAGCTGAAGGCGCTCCTGGAGGTGCCTGAGGGTGTTCAGCTGACGTTCCTGAACCTGCAGCACTACCTGAGCAAGCACTACATCAAGGAGGAGGTTGAGAAGAAGCCCCGTGCCAAGAAGGCGGCGGCGGCTGCTACGGACGCTCCTGTGGCTGAGGCGGCAGCCGCCGCCCCTCCAAAGGAGAAGAAGGTTCGCCCAAAGGTGGCAAAGCCAGCCGCAACTGCCTAGACAAAGAGTCCTTCGGAGGCTTAAAACTAAATAATGTGTGTAATATAACATAACAAATGGAGTCACCACCCGTCTTGTCTCGCGAACAACTGAATGTCCTTGTGGGCACAAAAATCAAAAATATGGAACTGTATCAACGGGCTTTCACTCATAAAAGCGCGTTGAAGCGGTACTCGGGTCTTACAGGCTCGTATGAAACTCTTGAATTCATGGGGGATTCTGTCCTCGGGTTCATTATCACGAAGCACCTGTTTGACCTTCACGAAAAGGAACAAGAGGGATTTCTGACCAAGGCGAGGACAAAGATGGTCCGTGGCAAAACCCTCTGTGAAATCTCCAAGGTGCTTGGTCTTGATAAACTCATTCTGATGGATGAAAAGGGTGAGCGTAATGGATGGAACATGAATGAGCACATCATGGAGGATGCCTTTGAGGCACTCGTGGGAGCAATCTACCTTGACCTTGGAATGATTCATGCCAAGAATTTTGTTCTAAATTCTTTCACAAAAGTTCAGACCTCTCTTGTGGATGACAATTACAAGGATCAGCTCATGCGATGGTGTCAGGCGCTCAAGTATGCTTTACCCGATTACCGCCTCGTGAGCCAGGTGAATGGTCAGTTTTTCATCACGGTGGTGGTGAATGGTATGGATTGTGGTTCTGGTTTCGCAACAACTAAAAAACAAGCTGAACAAAACGCTGCTGAGATTGTACTTAAGACGGACCCTCGTTTTAAAAATAAGAAGATACCCGTGAATGGACCAAAAGATTCTGGATCGAGTGAGGGAACTCCTCGCGGCTGAGTATGCAGAACAAAGATC